ATGCATAAATACAAAGTGTATATTGACACGAGTGTCTTGGGAGCCGTATTTGATGATGAGTTTAAGGAGACAACAATTGTTTTCTTCAGACAGGCCAGACAAGGTAAGTTTGATATCGTATTATCCACTATCGTTGAAGACGAAATCATTTATGCTCCTTAAAATGTTCACGACTTCCACACCAGCATTATTGAATACGCAGAGACAGTCACTCCATCCCGCCAGTCGATTCTGCTTCAACACGCCTATCTTGATGCCGGCATAGAAACCACAAAGTGGATGGGTGATGCTTTGCATGTAGCTACTGCCACCGCAGCTGAATGTAATATGATCGTCAGTTAGAATTTTAGACACATTGTTCATTATGATAAAAAACGCAAATACAATGCCATCAACACTCTTAATGGGTATAATGTAATAGATATACTTACTCCGGCGGAAGTGATCGAATATGAAGAAGACATTTGACTGTGTAGAAATGAAGCACCATGGCGCACAGATAGTGCAAGCTAAACTTGCAGCTATGACCTTGGATGAGCAAGTAGCTTATTGGGAACGCCGTGGAATTGATTTGCTTAAGCGAAAAGCTGAGATTCATGCGAGACCAAAGAAAATGGCCGAGTAGATAGTTAATCTCCTCACCTGGGAACCAATCGGTGATTGCCACCTACCCAATATAGGAAGACAACTGAGTGAGGTGCAAATAATATGAACAGGAGCACCCATAACAATGAAGCCCCCCCTTCTGAGCTGATCGACGCGAGGATTGAAGAACTGGACGACTGGAGAGGCACTATTCTCTCCTACATCCGCGATCTCATCAAACAAGCCGACCCTATGGTGATCGAGGAGTGGAAGTGGAACGTTCCGGTTTGGACTCACGGTGAAATCATCTGCACGGGTGAGATCTACAAGAACGCCGTGAAGCTAACTTTCGCCAGGGGCGCTTCGCTTGAAGACCCTTCAGGACTATTCAACTCCAGTCTCGAAGGCCACACCAGACGCGCCATTGATCTGCACGAAGGTGATGTAATAGATGAGGATGCCTTCAAGATGCTCATACGAGCTGCCGTGGCTTTGAACAAGTCATAATCGGGAACTCATGAGCTGTCACCTATTGTTTTACTCAACTTACTACTGGTGATACAGTGTATGTACAAAGCAACATGGCGGAGCAGAAACATGATAAAGAAACTCACAAAACACGGCAACAGCATGGCTCTGGTTATTGAGCGCAGTGTGCTGGATCTGCTCAAGATAGACAACGACACTCCAGTCGAGGTCTCGACGGACGGAAACGTGCTCATTATCGCTCCTGTTCGGGACGAATCTCGCGCCGCCCAATTCAGGGAAGCACTCGACAAGACCAACCGCAGGTACGGGCGTGCCTTGAAGAAGCTGGCCGAGTAGATGGACCACATCGAGTTCCTTGGTCTCGATGATGTCCTTGAGATACACCGCGACCAGATCGATCACTACGGTGGCTCTCTCGGCATCCGAGACATGGGCCTGCTTCAGTCTGCCGTCGCGATGCCCGCTGCCGGATTCGGTGATCAGTATCTGCACCAGGACATCTTCGAGATGGCTGCGGCGTACCTGTTCCACATCACTCAGAACCATCCGTTCGTTGACGGCAACAAGCGAACCGGGGCAGTAGCCGCCATTGTCTTCCTCGCGATGAATGACATCGAGATCATCGCCGATGAGGATGAACTCGAAGCGTTTGTTCGCAGCGTGGCGACTGGCCAATCCGACAAAGCTGCAGCTGCGGCATTCCTCAGAAGCAACTCCGGCAAGTGAACCAGTCGCATATCCTGCGCTGGGGAGCTTGCCGGTCCACTCTGCAGCCTCACCATCACGCACCCATTGCTCCGCGCGCCGATTTGCAGCAGATGCGAAGTTCCGAGAACACGTCTTATCTGAACTCAGCATCTCACTCAGCCCCAGATCCACGCGTGGATTCCGCCGATCTCTCAGACCCAGACTGGTGTTATCCGAAATCATTCCTGCGTTTTCTCCGGCTCGGACCCGGACCGGGCGTTCTTCTCAGCCTCAGCCAGTTTTTCAAGCAGCGCGGTCGCCCATTCAGCCGGGGTAGTCTCCGGGCCTTTCGGCTCTTCGCCTTCGCGGGCAATCTTGGTTGCCTTGAGGTCTTTCAGGTGGCAGCGGATCATGCGGTCAAGCCGCTCCGCCGCATCCCAGTCACCCGCCTCCTGCGCACGCTCCAGCTTCAGGAAGTAGACCGCCACCAACTCCACCTGCATGAAGTCCGAGCTCTTGTTGAACACGAAGTCTTGGTGAAGCTGCTCGATGATCGCGTCGAAGACTACGCGCTCCTCCGGCAGTAGAAACCGGTCGGCATAGATGCCATGCTTCAGTGCATTGGTGTTGCCCTCGGGAGCACCCGCGCGCCGAGCCTGTGTGTTCCTGTGCCAGCGATCCATTCCATCGCGGTCCCTGACTCCGATCTCGGTCTCTGTCTGTTCTGTTCGCATCTCGTCAGTCATTGATGTGTTCCTATCGCTCAAGTTGTTCCGGCAATCCGGAGATGGGCGCGGGAGGCATCTCGCGCCCTATATTGTGCTTGCTGTTGTCCTGGCCTGGAATAGAGACTGCTGAGCAGCAGGTATCGGCATGATGTTTCCTCCGGCTCCCTTGACGCCGAATGGATCATCGCCGCGGGGCACTACCTTTCCGCCGAACACCCGCTTGACCTCGTGAATCTGCTTCACGGCTTCCGGAGCGGAGCCAATCATCAGGCTCAACTCGTCCAGCGTGAACCGCACCTTGGTTGTCCATCTCATTGGCACAACGACGGAGTCATCCCTGACGAAGACCACGATGTCGTCGATGATGGACGACCGAATGCCGGCGTAGCCCTGGGTATCGAGCAAGTGCTGAAGTTCAGATGCCTGATCGGATGGCTCTGCAGGCTGGTTGTGTGCCGCCCGACTCTGTTGATAGCCGTCCCAGGCGTCGTCCCAGGTCCTGCGGTAGGCAGCGAACGTCTGCTCCGATGGCGGCACATAGGACTTGACGTTCGTTGTCCTGATTGCCCGGCGCAGAGCATCTTCTCCGATGTGCCGAACTGCCCAGGTATGGATCGTGTTGAACCGGGTTCTCAGGGTTTCGAAGTCCTGCTCGTTAAGCCGACCCGACTGATGAGCCTTCCGTGCGTTCTCCATCCGATGTCGAAGCCAAGCGTAGAACGAAGCGTCGAGCATCCGGTAGACCGGCTCTCCGCCAACCTCATAGCCGAGCCTGGGGTCGAACTCTTCGAACGAATCGAGATCGGTCGCGACCCATAGGAAGTGGTAGTCAGGGACGATCTCCGGGAGATCGTCAGACGCACCGATGGCGCAAGCCCGGATCTCCGCCAGTATCTCGTCCTTGTGCGCGCGCACGATCTGGACAACATCCGGGACCACTAGATACTGCGGGTCAAGCCAGAGCGTATTGCCCCGGCGAATGCTGGCTTTGATTCCGCGACGGTTCAGGCTGTCCAGGTATCGCATCAGAACGCCACCCCGTTTGACCAGTCGAGACCGTCATCAGCGCCAGGAACAGCGTCCTGTGAACCTTGTGCACCTTGTGACGCTATTTCCTGGGAAGCGTGTATCGCGCGCGTGTGTGCGCATGATAGCGAGTTTTCCGAATCCAGCGGCACATCGTTCACATGGTTCACGCTCTCTGGCTCTCCATCCGTCGGATCTTCCGGTCTCTCTGACCGCAGACCAATGCCGCGCCAGCTCCTGCCTGTTCGCGTCCTGATGCTCTCGCATGTCCCTCTCTCCGAAAGCCTCAGCCCGAACCATCGCTGCGAGAGAGGCTTCTCGCCGTTGTCCTCGGCCCATTTGCAGTAGGCGGAGTAGAGACCCCTGGCTGTTACGAAAACCCGCGGACCGAACACGCAGCATTCCGCGAAGAAGCCGCCGAGCACGTCCATATCCTGCTGCAGCTTGCCTGTAGCCATCTTGACGGCTTTGGCCGCGGGCATTCCATTCCTCTGCCAGTCCAGGCAGCCGCGCACAAGCCACGCAAGGATCCCCTCATACTCAGCCTTGAGTCTCTCTGGAAGGGCCTTGTCCTTGTATGGCCCGGCAGGTTCATCCGGCTCTCGGAACTGCACGCCGAACGGCACAAGCCTGATCCGCCGCCAGATGCCATGATCCTGGCCTTGGATGACAGGCACGTGATTGCACGCAAGCCAGAGCTTGAAGACCGGCACAAACGTGAAGAACTCCTTGTAGAGAAACCGCGCCGTCACTGCGTCCTGTCCTGTCAACTCCTTGACTAGAGCTTCGGCCAGGCGTCTGCCGGCGCTTGTCTCGATGGTGCTGACAAGCCTTGCGCCCCTCAGCGCCGCGACGTCATTGGAGTTGTTCGAGTTGTTCTTCTCGATGAGCGTGTCGGTTGAGGTCTTGCTCTCATAGTCGCCGAGCACGTCCCTCAACGCTCCGATGAACGTGGACTTGCCGTTCGACCCGCACCCGTGCAGGATGAAAAAGACCTGCTCCCGGGTATCGCCTGTCAGGCTGTATCCGCCTGCGCACTGCACGAAGCGGATCAGTTCGTCGTCGTCCTCGAAGATGTCGCTGAGGAATCTCTGCCACACGGGGCAAGCGGCATCTGGAACGTAGGCTGTCTCACTTATCTTGGAGATGAGGTCATGGCGGCTGTGCGGCCGAAGCTCACCTGTTCTCAGGTCGATAGTCACGTTGGAGCAGTTGAAGAGCCAGGGGTCCGCGTCCAGATCGTCCACCAGTATCGTCACTTGTGGCTCCGACCTGGCCTGGGAGATCATGGCTTTGATGCGTTGGTCGTTGCCTGATGCCACAGCGTGACGCTCGAACATCTTGGCGAGTTCAAGGGCACTCTCGTCTGATGACGCTTCCGCCGACTTGCGCATGGCCACCGCGAGCTTGAGCAGGTCATCCACGACTGCCTTTGCCCTGCGGAATATCTCGCCGGTCTCGTCCATAGCCCAGCGCCGACCATCCCAGCAGAACCACTTCGCTGCGTTGTGGCAGAAACGAATGTCTTCGCCGTGCTTCTTCACCAGCCGCCGAGCGTTGCCGAGATCGTTCAAGGGTTCGCCGTCGGGGCCGTGTGCGACGCTCTCACTGCTGGCTGTCCCAGAGGAGTTCCGCGAACGCTTTTCCCGCCGTCCTCCGGCGCAGTCGGAATGCGTCTGGCTGACTTTGGCATTGGCCCTCTGAACTGTCATCTGGCCATAGGTCTGCGTGCCGTGGCGCTCATCCCACTTCGGCCTCATCAACCCCGACTCCCGGAAGAGCCTGTCCACTCTCACCGGATCTTTGTCGGTCCAGTAGGCGAGCATGCAGCAGAGCGCCATGTCGGCGGAACTTCGGTCGCCGTTGTAGTCGCCGATGTCGCCATTCCACAGCCTCCGGAACTTCTCTCCATTAGATGCGGACAGTGCTTGCCTGATGAGCACGGGGTCGCTCATTCCGTTGGGCCGGGCGTTCCTCACCGTCTCCTTGGGTGGCACATAGTTATCGGCGTCCTCGCCGAAGATGCTGCGGTAGATCGCAACAACTGCTTCCTCTGCTTGCCTGATCTCCGGTGCCGTGCCGCGAATGAGCTTGCCTGTAAAGACCACGAGGCGGCGGTCGGCGTATATCTCGAACTTAGGGTGGCTCGCGGTCCTGCACCTGGGGCCTGGCTTTGCTGCCCTGGCGATTATGTGAATGCCGGACCCCGACTGGCTGAACTCAGCATACGAACCGATCTGCTCTAGAACTTCGCGCGCCCACGGCTCGATCCGCTGTTCCGTCACCACGTGATCGAGGTCAATGAACACGTAGGGATCGGTCTGGGAGAGCACAAATCCTATGCCGTCGAACCTGTTCGCGGGCTTGGCGGCGGCCTCGATGACCTCTTCGAACGTGTGCCACGTCGCCGGGTCATTGGTCTTGGCGTTGCCACGTCCGGCCCTGTCCGTGCGGTAAGGTACCTTCGTGGGAATGCCGTTGCGCTCCTCAATCCGGTAGCAGACCCACTGGCGAAGCGTCTTCAGCTCGTCCGGTATGTTGTCATAGGCTGCGCCCAAGTCACCTACCTCCCATTGGCAGGATCAGACTCAGGAATGTCTTCCTGGCATCCACCTGCACGCGCTTGGCGCAGTTGGTGATTCCCCAGTGGTCGCCGACGATGATGGCGGTCTGGGAGGCGCGCGTCACGCCGGTGTACAGCAGGTTCCGATGGTGCATGAACGAGTGCGACTTGTGCGCGATGACAATCGAGCACGGGAACTCTGACCCCTGAGACTTGTGAATAGTGAGCGCATAGGCAAGTTGGACGTCCCCGCGATGGGGCGACCCGGCCTCAATGTGGATCATCTTGTCTTCGAACTCGATGCTGAGCGACCCGTCGGAGCTGGCGCTGCGGACGATGCCCATCGCGCCGTTCATGACTCCGAGGTCGTAGTTGTTCCGGGTCTGAATGATCTTGTCGTTGACAAGGAGCTTCGGACGCTTGCCGGGCTGGACTGGCGGCGCGTCGTAGTTCCAGAGCTTTCTCTGGATAAGGCGCTGCAGTCTGGTGTTCAACTCGACGGTTCCGAGTGGCCCTTTGTGCGTGGGGGTCAGGAGCTGCACGTCCCGTAGAATGTCGAAGCCCAGCTTCTCGTTGAGCGTGTGCTCAAACAGGTCGAGTACGAACCGCTGGACCCGATCTGCCTCAGTGTGTTGGTCGGCGACGTACCACGCCCCGCGCACGGACGTCTCGCGCTGCGGGGTCTTGGGAACTTCGCCTTTGAGGATCGCGATGCTGTTCTCTTTGAGAATCCCGGCTTGCCGCACGATGTCATCGAGGATGGTGGTCGGCAGCGCTCTCGACTCGATCGAGTCTCGCAGTATGTTGCCCGGGCCGACAGGCGGAAGCTGGTTGTGGTCGCCAACAAGAACGACGGTGGTGCGATCAAGATCGATTGCCTGGAAGAGATGCCAGGCGAGAACAACGTCGACCATCGACACCTCATCGACAATGAGCACGTCGGCCGATATGGGGTTTTCCGAGTCGCGGGCATAGGTCTTGCCGTTGAACCCGAGCAGCCGGTGGATAGTCGAAGCCTCTCGACCCGTGGCCTCTTCCATTCGCTTGGCGGCCTTACCGGTCGGCGCGCACAGCACCACTCGCAGATCATGTTCGTCGTAGAGCCGGGTTATTGCGGCGACGGTGAATGTCTTGCCGGATCCGGCGCCACCGGAGATGAGCGATATGGAATGCGCGGCGGCGGTAACGGCTGCGTCAAGCTGCCTGGGATTGAGGCGTGGCGCAACACGTTTCACAGCGGTCTGCAGATCGGACTTGTCACCAAGGCACGGGCTCGGCCTCGCGCCGCCAGCAAAGACACGCGCGAGGTCCTCTTCGATGCGCCTAATCAGCGGCTTGGCCACCAGGAAGCGACTGTCAGCGGAGTAGCAAGTAAGAGCTTTCTCGTCGATCAGATTGTCCAGATGCTTCTCGATTCGCTCCCGACTGTCGAGGCAGTCCATCACGAGCAGTTCGTTCGCCCGAGCAAGCAGATCTTCATACTCCACCCAGCAGTCGCCCTGGTCCAGGGCGTCATCGACGCAGAACACAATCCCGGCGCGAATGCGGTTGGGGTTGTCCTTGTCGATCCCGACCTGCCGAGCAATCTTGTCTATTCGCTTGAAGCCGAAGCCGTCGATCTCGCCAACGATGACATAGGGGTCGCGTTCGATGACGCCGACCGCGTTGTTGCCGAGCTTCTTCACCAGCTTGGTAACCTGATGATGTGTCAGCCCGTACGCCGCCAGCGCCGTCATGGCCTGGTTCACGGAAGTTGTTTCGAGCCAGTGATCCCTCAGTGATTCGATGACCGAGAGTGGTACCTTTGCGGCCTCCGCGATCTTCTCCGGTTCGTCGATGAGGTGTTGCTCGAAATCCGAACTGAACTGCTCGGCGATGATCCTGGCCTTGGCCGGGCCGATGCCCTTGATCTCCGGGTTGTTCGCGAGATAGTTGGCGAGCCCGCGGGCGTTCATCTGTCGGTCGAACTCCATGCTCGCGACCTCGAACTGGAAGCCGTACTTGGGGTGTCGGACGAACTTGCCGTGGAGCACCAGCGGGTGGTTCTCCTGGACCACCACGTTTCCGGCAAACTGCACCCGGTCGCCGCGCTCCGTTATGAATCGTCCGGCAGAGAAGTTGGCGGATGAAAAGAAGACTCGCTCGACCTCTCCCCGGATTCGGGTTTGTTCTGTTGTTGCTGTTGGCATGAATCGTGGTAACTCCGATGGCAGCGCAGCAGATACTCCTCAACGAACCGGCGCGCGCACTGCCGGTCAGAGCAGAAATAGACTGGGACGCCGTAGTCGACGATGATCGAGAGCGCGGCACCTACTACCGAACTCGGATGCGCGCCGGAACGATAGGCTCCGCTGAGCAAGTCATCGAGCCCAGCTTCCACCACCACGCAAGCGCGGTCGTATTCGGCGAGTTTCAGAAGCTCCTTGCGGAAGCGATCTCTGTCACGGATGACCGTGTGGACGAAGTCCTCGGCCGTCTTCCGCTCGACCGCCACTTCGTGCTCCAGACCGGCGAGTGAGTAGTCACCCGCCGGTAGAGCATGCCGCTCGACGAGGAACCGCCGAGGAGGGAATGTGTAACCCTCCTGTTCGCGCGTATCGACTACGAGGTTGACGAGATCGGCCACTAGAACGGCGCGAGCGAGTCGTCCTCGCCGGTCAGATCCTCAACCACAATCCGGCGGTTGAAGTAGATGTTCTCGTTCTCGCCCTTGGTGCGCTTGGTGACCTCCAGCTTCACGTCCAGCAGATCGCCGAGTCTGGCCGGGAGCTCAGAGAGCTTGTCGATTTCGAGCCCGCAAGTATGCAGGTCGGTCTTCAGCCACTTCAGGTTCTCCTTGCTGGCCATCACGCTGTTTCGCCAGAGCAGGCGGCCGGCAAGCCGTGGGCCGAGAATCTTGAGTGTCCATTTGAGCATGGGATTGCCGGAGGACTGAGCGCGGGTCAGTTCGACCTTCTCGATGTTCACCTGATACTTGCCGTCGGGGATCTCGTCGAACTCCCGCTCCTCGACGGGCGCCTCAGCGAAGTCATCATCGAACTGAGCGAGGTCAAGATCGCCCATGCCGGTGGTGTCGTAATCCTGGGTCATCGGGTTGCCTCCTTGGGTGCCTTCTTGGTATCAGCCGTGGCGTTGTACGCCGCGATGAACTTGGTGTAGTCGAGATCAACTATGTCGGGGAGCCTGCCGGTGCGGTCTCCTGCCTCGTAGTTCAGGCTGGGTTTCGTGCGCATAACCCGGCGCGCTGTCATCCTGCCATCAGGCCCTGCCGCCGTTTCGATGTCGCAGTAGAGAACCATATCGACCAGGCCGAGGACGATCTTTCTGGCCTTCTCCGGCAGCGTGGGCACGGTCTTGTTGTACTTGCCGGTGCGGGTCTCTATCTCTACCTCTTGGGAATGAGAGATGAGATACAAGCCGTACGGCATGAACGCAAGCTTATTCAAGACGCGCTGAAACTCGTTGTTGACGAGGGCGAAGCCCTTGCCGTAGCCAAGATCTGATTCGTGTTCGACCTTGAACTTGCGGCAGACATGCTCGGCGCACATACGGTAGGCGTTGTCGACGGTGTCGAGGATCACCGTTTTGAACTGGTGATTGCCTTCGGCGATTTCCCCGCAGGCCGCGAGCAGCTCGTCCCACGACCGGATCGGTACCTGGAACACCTCCAGGGAGTTCAAGCCCGGTTCAGTCGAAAGGAATACCGCGTTGTCGGCGTGAGAGCACCACGTCGATTTGCCTATCTTGGTCGCGCCGTAGACCAGCACGGTAAGATCCGCCAGGTCTGGCTTCGGCGGTGTCTTCTGGGTTGGAAGTAACATCAGAATGCCTCCTTGTGGGCGGTTGATATGTCGGAGTCCGTCCGCAGCTCCTCGTGCGGCGGTCTTGTCTCGTAGAAGTTGGCGATGACGTTCTCACTGCCGTTCGAGCGACATAGCGGGAAGTAGGCGCACGTTCGGTGGTTGGCGAAGCAGTAGGATGTGTTCCGGTAGAACGCGTCGCGACGCCTGCAGTCCAGGAACTGCTGGGTGAGTCCCCAAAGGTCGCTTCTCATCGCGTCGAACTGATCGCGAGATATGTAGAGCGCCTCGCGGTAGAACATGTCAGGCTTAGCATACTTGGCCGCAAGCCGGTTCTGGAACGCCTCATCCGGCTCCGGCAGCTTCCGTGCCGCGGATGACTTGCCGGTCTTGGACTTTGCCAGGAGCTCCGAGCGGCGGGATTCGAACTCGGATTCAGTCTCGCCCTTGCCCTGCTGGAGCTTGGCTTTGACGAGCACGTTGTAGATGACGCCGGCGATCTTGATGCCGAGCGTTTGCTCGATGTAGTGCGCATACAGCGTAATCTGCAGGTCGGTCCAGAGCTTCTCGAGGTAATCGGCATCGACTTGAGAAGCTGTCTTGTGCTCTAGGATGTAGTGCGCCCGCCCACGGCGCACTATGCCGTCGACCTTTCCGGCGATAGTCAAGCTCCGGGAGCAAGCGCCGGTTGCGGGATTGACGATCTTGCCCTCGAACGTTTTCTCGAGAGCGACGATCTCGAAATCCTCAGTGGGATACTGGGCGGCGTAGCCGGTCATCATGGCCCTGGCCAAGTGCCAGTCGGACTTCTGCGATTCGTCCTGCGTCCGGTTTGGCATCGACCTGTCGATGAAGTCGAGCACAGAACCCAGGCCGCTTCCGCCATGCCACATCTCCAGGCACGTGTGGATGAGCGTTCCGAATGAGAGGGCCTGGTCCCGACCTATGGGGACCAGTTCCTTCAGATATCGCCACTCGCAGGCTTTTCGGCAGTTGCGGAACGCATTCCAGAATGAGTAGGTAGTGAGCGTCGTCGGATTCATGCGAGCGCTCCATAGAGGTCGAGCAGATCGCCCAGCCGCTCCCCGGTCTCCCCCAAATCCACTCGGAAGCTGCCAGCGGCTTTGACGTTCAGGAAACCGGTGAACACCCGAGCGAGATCGTTGCCAAGCTGGGACTCAGCATCCATCAGGCACGTGCGACGCCTCTTGTTCACGGCAAACCTGCCGTCAACCAGCATCGCCGATTCGCCGTGGATCGACTCCACGGGGATGGTGGACAACGCGAGTATTCGCTCGACGTCATCCATCGCGATGCTGTCATCGAAAGTGAACTTGTATACCGTTCGTACCAATGTGTCCTCCAGCCAAGATGTGAGGCGCGCCCTGGGACTAGACCGGACTCGGCCAGCCCGTCCACAGTTGATATTTACTGGCGGTTGGGGGCGGTTGCCGGGAATTTCTGGAGCTGATCGGCCTCTGCCACGACAGGGGCCGAGGTGGGCAAAAATGCCCGTTGCCAAACAAACGTTCGGTGGAATATAATCATTACTGCCCCCCTGCAGATCGCATTCAGGGAGGCTCTTTCGCTTCAGCTACCGAGCGCCTGTGCGTCCAAGTGGCTTGCGGGGTATTGCAGTCGGCCGTTCGCGGTCAGGAGGAGGATCAGGTTGCCTAGTTACAGTCTGAGAAGATTCGCGCATCCAAGAGTTTTGCAGTCCATTTCGCCGCCGGTGTTGCTGGAGTTTCTGAAGCCGCACGCGGATTTCATAGCGTCGAAGGGGTTTGATCTGCCTCAGTCGGATGGCGCGATCTCCGACTTCGATTACCTGACACTCACTTCCATCCTAATGAAGCCGGACGAGGGGATGCCCGGTTCGCTGATTGATGCTCTGTTCTTTACCCACGAGATGGGTGGGGAGGGCACTATGAACAAGCTCCTCGAACTCTCAAACAAGCTGGGCATCGATGTTCCGCCCGATTCCACACCCATAGATGTAGCGATGCGCATCTGGACATTCGACAGCCTGGACCTTGAGAAGGCGCACTCTGAAGAACACATCTTCAGGTCACGCACATTCGAGCACTATCAGGCAGATACCCCCGTGCCATTCCACGAACCAGACGGCAACCGGCTCGCCGGAATGGAAGCATCTCTGGATGCGTGGTTCGAAAGCCACAAACGCGGAGCCAATACCAGGGTGTTCGTCTATCCCGGGGAAGACGAGGTCTGGTTCCTCATGCGCCACGGCGATGCCTATAAGCGCGAGAGCGCTGTTGAGGGCTACCAATCCAAGGGCATTTTCTACCGTCCGGAAGCATTTGATGTCGCGTGCTATGTGCCGTCAATCGGCGAGCTGCGCATCCATACGAAGAACAAGGGTGAACAGGACCTCTATCGCCGGGAACTGGGGAAACTGATATCAGGGGACTCCTCCATCTTCCCCGGCTTGGACAAGTACGACCTCAGTCCCATCATCTACGATGGCGAGAAGTGTTTGGTCGCGCGGGACATGGATGGCATCGACTGGATCATGCTGACCGAGATCCGGATCGAGAAACACAGGGCATTCTACAAGTCGCTGACAACCTACACCGCGCCGAATGTCTTCCTGGCGCTCAGGGACGACAATATCCTGCTCCGTCCCAACGAGAGGATAACCAGGGCCAGGTTCAAGGTGAAATTCGCGAGCGAAGAGAAGCCGCGCGTCGTTACCGTCACGCCGCCAAACAAGCTGCAGCTTTGCAGGGATACGGATGCCGCTGTTGTTGAACTGTGGCTACGTAAGCGGGGCTTCATAAGATATGAGGAGGTGGCGGATGGCGAAGAGTCTGAAGGCTTGCTGGTTGGCGTGTGAGAAGCTTGCCTCCGCCGCTGTGATGAGGGAATGGGAAAAGGCGATTCGTGATGCGGATGTGCTTGCGGCCGCGAAAATGCTCATCGCGCCGACCGACCACCAGGCTCTGAGCTACCCCTGCACCAACGGACACTGGTGCGCTTGCTCGCACGAGGTCATAACCCATCGCGATGGAACCATGGTGGCGATCTGCACCTGCGACGACGGAGAGTGCGATCCCATACCGGTTACCAAAGATGATCTGACCGTCTACGAGATGGATCACGCGAGGATACTCGGCGGAATCGCGCGCGCCGCCGGGCTCACGCTCATCGAGCCGCTTCGCGTCGATATCCACGAGCCAGTCCATTTCGCCAACCTGGACACCGGAGGCACGCTGATCCCGGCATACTTCGCGATGACCGGCTGCGGATGCCTGAATCGCGAGAGCCTACTCAACCTGCTAATAGGCTCGTACGACCCGTTCATCCTGTTCACGCCCAGCCGGGTTGACTTCCACGTCAGCTCGCCGATCCCATGGCTGCGTGACTCACGTCTCCTGATCTGCCTCGCGGATCTGTTCACGACGGAGGACGGCAGGATACGGATCGACAAGAGGCTCGGTCAAGTCGTCGCTGACTACGCTGGCAAAGCTCAGGGGCGGGTGAGGGCGCAGGCCGTTCTTGATGCTCATTCCGAATCAGTGTTCGAGGCTAGCAACGACTATCACACTATCGTCCTGCGCGGAAAGCAGCTTCCACATCTGACTGATCTTCAGGCCGACGTGGCAAGGACACTCCATCAAGCCCATCTACGCGGCCAGCCCGACCTGAAGTATGCAGTCATGTCTTGTGTGATCGCGGATCTGCATGCCGACGAGCGCGGCTTTGAACCACCCTCCAAAATGAGTCAGATATTCAGGAGCGCAGACCCTCGCTCCGACCTGATCACCTCCTCAAAGCCAGGATACTACCGGCTCAACATCTGATCTCCACCCGGGCGTTTCCTACAGAGCAAGCCCGGTACCGCACGAGTGCCGGGCTCGTTTTGCTTGGGCTGGCCTCTGCATCCCGATTGCACCCGAAATGCACCCGGATTGCACCCTCGGCACGTTCCACACAGGCTACCATATACTCACCGGAACGATGTGTTGGCCAACTATCCGTTCCCAGATCATCTGGAGGGATAGAACACAATGTCCATGACAAACGCCGAGCGGGAGCTCATCCGGCTCATTCGCCAGACGCAGTTCGGCTGCATATCCAACATCAAGCTCGCTGCCGGGCAGCCTGTGCTCGACGCCAATACCAGCGTGAGCATCGAGTTCAAGCTCTCGGGAACTGAGCCGACAAGGGAGGTGCTATCAGACCAGGACTATGCAAGAAAGCCGCAGGTGCGGACGCTCTTTGAGCGGTTTCGCACCCTGAGCAATGGCACTGTCGAGTGCCTTGACGTGCGCGATGGCCTTCCATTCAAGATGACCATCAAGCGCAAAGCACTTATCTAGCTCGCGTCATTCACCTGATCAAATACCGTAAGCACTAATACGGTATTTGGGCTAATCCCGAATAACGCGAGCAGATCCAGACAAACCGATACAAATACACCGAGAATAACTGACCGCCAGGCGGAGGTTGTTGTGGGTGTCGCTTACCAAAGCGGCATCGCAATGCCTCCGCCTTGTTGTCATCAGCCGCGACGCTTTCGGTAGCCGACGCCCTCACGATCTCCTCCCGGCCGAGGAGGAGACAATGTTTCATACCAATGCATTCGAGGGGCTCGACGACTACTCCGTCAACCTCATCCGCTACAAGACACGCCGCCTGATAGGGCAGGCGGGCTTCTCGAGAAGCGACCAGGAAGACGTCGAGCAGGACCTATCGCTTCATCTGCGCCGGCAGCTTCCCAAGCACAATCCACGCAAAGGAACAGTGAAGACGTTCATCAACACCGTGCTCGACAACAAAATCCGAACGATGGTCAGCGCGCGGCTCACCAGTCAGTTTGATTTCCGTCAGCACGACTGTTCCCTGGATGAGATGGTGGAAGCCGACGCCGGCGACAAAGTGTCGCGGGCAGAGGCAATCGATGCCGAGGAGTATCTGATGGCCACCGGGCGGCTGAACGGAAGGACGCTCGATGTAGTGGAACTGCGCATCGATGTGCAGTGCGCCATATCCATGCTCCCGGCGGATCTTCGCGACCTGTGCGCCAGGCTGCAGGAAAAGACAATCGTGGACATCGCCCGCGAAGATGGAGTATCTCGGCACAAGATCGACGAGCTTAGACGTCGCATCGCTTTTCTGTTCCTGGAACACGGGCTGGACGAGTACGTGTAGTTTCCCGGCACAGCAGAATCCCCGCCAGTAAATATCAACTGGAGGCTGCTGGAGTCTCCTACGAAGCCCCAGGAGGTCGTTCATGCCCACAAACTGCCATCCGAACAGGATGACATTCGATGACCTGATGGCTGAGGTGGCGGGGATTCTGGCCGCCGGAATACTGCGCAAAAGGAGACGCGAGATGGACCAGATGACGGAAGGCCGCTTGCCGGCGATCACGGGACTTGATGTTTTCGCCCCAAAGAGCGTTCATTGCACCAGACCACTTCCGAAGAGAGAGGGCCGATGAGTGCATCCAGGATCGGGCTCGACCCGGAGTTCGCCAAGAGGCTCAACCTCTTCGAAAAGAAGCTTGCCGACCATGGCATCAAGGCCGTCCTGACATGGGGCTACAGGTCTATCGAGAGCCAGAACCAGCTATACGCCGAGGGCCGCACACCGCCGGGAAGCGTCGTGACTAACGCCCGCGGCGGATACTCCTGGCACAACTTCGGCCTTGCCGCCGACTATGCCTTTGTCATCAACGGCAAGGTCACATGGAGCGGCCCGTGGGATATGTTCGGGAAGATTGCCCAACAGTGCGGCCTCGAATGGGGCGGAAGCTGGAAGAGCTTCAAAGACCGGCCGCACGTCCAGTGGACCAAGGGCAGGACGCTCGCGCAGATGCGCGCGGCGGCGAGAGGCAAGCATTAGCTCTCATTCGGAAGCGGTATCTTGGAGGTGACGAATGAGGAAAACCAACCGAACCGGCGACTCGGTTCTGAAGCAGATCGCGGATCTGCGCAACCTGACGCACGATGAACTGCTACAGCTCTGGCGCACACTGAACGGCGGCGAGCCGCCGGCCTACAATCGTCAGTTCATCGTGAAGCGATTGGCATACCGCATCCAGGAGATAGCCTACGGCGGCCTCTCGGAGAAAGCGCATGAGAGGATGGACGAAGCCCTCAAACGCCATGGCTATGATGAAAACGGCATGCCTGCGCGCGCGGCGGATCGCCGCATCGGCTCCAGCAGAAACCTGCCGGTCATCGGCAGCAGGCTCGTAAGAGAATGGAATGGCAAGCGGTATGAGGTCACCGCCCTGCGCGATGGGTTCGAGTTCGGTGGGCGCAAGTACCGTTCCCTTACGGCGGTTGCGACAGCGATAACCGGCACACACTGGAACGGGCGCAAGTTCTTCGGCGTGGCCGGGAGGAGCAGTAGATGACAGATAACGGCAGCACGCGCTGCGCGATCTATACGCGAAAAAGCACGGAAAAGGGGCTGGAGCAGGAATTCAACTCTCTTCATGCCCAGCGGGAAGCATGCGAGGCGTACGTCGCCAGCCAGCGCCACGAGGGATGGACCGCGCTCACCGAACACTATGATGATCCTGGGTTCTCCGGCGGCAATATCGAGCGCCCGGGGCTTCAGAGGCTTATGCGGGATATTGAGCGCGGTAGGGTTGACTGCGTCGTGTTCTACAAGCTCGACAGGCTCTCCAGGTCTCTAATGGACTTTGCCAGGCTCGCGGAGTTCTTCGAGCGCCACAGCGTGACGTTTGTCTCCATCACCCAGCAGTTCTCCAGTACAACGGCGATGGGGCGTCTGACACTGAACATTCTCCTGAGCTTTGCCGAGTTCGAGAGGGCGATCATCGCCGAGAGGGTCAGGGACAAAATAGCCGCCGCGAAAAAGAGGGGCAAGTACCTCGGCGGTACGCCGACGTTCGGCTACGACGTGGACTACCAGAAGAAGCGGCTCGTGACGAATCCCGTGGAAGTTAAGATCGTCCGTCGCATCTTCAAGCGGTTCACCGAAACAGGCTCGTGCCTGGGGATAGCAAAGGAACTCAACGCTGACGGCATAGCGACCAAATCCTGGACTACCAAGGGCGGCTCCTACCATCAGGGCGGGCCGTGGAACACCTCGCACGTATACCGCGCGCTCAACAACCGGGCCTACCTCGGCGAGACGGTACACAATGGTGAGTCGTACCCCGGAGAGCACGAGGCGATAGTCCCCAAACCCCTATGGGACAAGGTCCAGCATATCTTCGCCAACGGCACGTCGAGGAAACGAAACCAGGAGACCCACGAGGTCAAGGCTCTGCTGCGAGGAATCATCCGGTGCGGCCACTGCGACAGGTCCATGGTCTGCGCCTACACCATGAAGAAGAACAAGGTCTACAGGTACTACACGTGCATGGGAGCGAAGAAGAACGGCCACGCGTCATGTCCGGTGAGATCAGTCCCCGCCGGGGAGATAGAGGCAGCTGTCATCAGCCAGCTTCGCGTGCTCCTGCGGTCGCCGGAAATGATAGCCCAGACTTTCCGCGCCGCAAGCGACCTGGACGCCCAGGAGACTGCCGATTTGTGCCTTGAGAAGTCCAACCTGGAGATACGCCTTGCTGCATTTAAGGCAGTCGCGAGCGAGATGATCGCATCCGATGCGGGGGGCGAAACGCCGGCCGAGCGGTTTGTCGAGATAAACGACGACATCAACCAAGCGCGGCGGCAGATCTTGGAGGTTGAGGCGCGCATCGCTCAGGCCCAGGAATGTTCGTTCACTGAACAGGATGTCGCGGGCGCTCTCCGCAAGCTCGATCCCGTCTGGGATGAGCTCTTCCCGTCGGAGCAGCACCGGGTGCTCCGGGCGCTCGTAGAAGGCGTCGTAGTCATGGCCGACGGCCTTGATATCCGTCTCCGCGCCGACGGCATCCATTCTGTGGTGACGGAACTCAAGGACAGCGAAGAGAGGGTTTGCGCCGTATGAACAGCGTCACTTTGCTGGAAAGCGAGCAGGGCGTTCGCGTTCATGTCCCGATGACATTCAGGAAGCGTTCCGGACGCAGAGAGATAATCGTGCCAGACGGTCTCGATAGCACGCAGGACTCCGCGCTCGACTACCACGAGGCGCTTGTCGTCGCGATATCCCGCGCACATCGCTGGAAGAAGCTGCTGGACGAGGGCGGGTTCACTTCTATCAGGCAGATGGCCACCAGACTCGGAATCGCACATCCCTACGTGGCCAGGGTCATGCGCCTGACGCTCCTTGCGCCTGACATCATTGAGGCGATCTTGGATGGGAATGAGCCCGATGGATTGTCGCTGGAGCGGTTGCGACGGCCGATGCCGATGCTGTGGGAGGAGCAGACAGCCAGAATAGCACCGGAAGCGCATTGCGTAGAGGTCAACACCCTCAGGGCTTCTGACTGAACAGCGATTGTTGAGTCGACCCCGAATGTTCATCCCCCTCCAGGGTAGCGGGCAGGAAGACTGTGTCCAATCGGTACTACTCAGTCCAATCAAACTGCGGCAGATCAGACCCGTAGACGAGTTGACTTGTTGCTCTCTCCTGCCTATACTATGCTTGTAGAGATTCCAACTGGAAGCACGTTGGTGAATGTCTCCAGTTTGTAACTGACCTCGACAGGCAGCAGTTTGGGCTTGACCAAGGAGAAGCAACGATGGAAAGCCGTTGGCTCTCGGTGGACGAGATCGCTGAGTATCTCGGCATTAAGCGTGACACCGTCTACAAGTGGATTGATCGCAGGAACATGCCTGCACATAAGCTCGGTCGGCTTTGGAAGTTCAGGACAGATGAAGTCGACGAATGGGTGTTCGCTAATGATGGCAATCGCCAAGAGCCATCCGTGTCTCACGCGGCGAGCGATATGCAGTCCGTTCCTTGTGGCCTGAATCTCTGACGCCTGATCCATTTCCCGATCCTGTTGGAGAACCAATATGTCAGCAGTCCAACTAACGTGCGAGGACACTTCGCGGATACCATTTCAGAGGTCCTTTGCGGGCCACGAGACCTTTGCGTTTCGATACTCGTGGCTTAAGAAAGGTCTCGACAATCTCAGAGATGATCCTGAGTTGTTCCAGCGAGACGAGGCAATAGTACGCTTGGGCGTCGGCAAGAACATGGTCAGATCCATTCGGCATTGGTGTCTCGCTGCCCAGGTAGCTCAGGAAGAGCCAAACACTCGTGGGAGACGCCTGAAGCCAAGCGATTTTGGCCTGAGGCTCTTGGCCAATGACGCGTGGGATCCATATCTAGAGGACGACGCCACCCTTTGGCTTATTCACTGGAAACTAGCCAGTATTGGAACACGTGCTGCTACCTGGTACTGGGCATTCAACCGTTTCTACGAGTATGCGTTCACTAGAGCAGCAATGGTTGAGTCCCTTACCAGGCACCTTCAGGTGCTCGGTTGGGGAGAGATATCGGGTTCTACGGTGAAGCGGGATGTAGACTGCTTTGTGCATACCTATGTCCAGCGCAAAGATGTCTCAGTTGCCGGTGATGACCCGATTGGTTGCCCCCTAACGACTTTGGGATTGCTGGTTCAGGAACCGGATGGCGATAGACTTCGTTTTCGGGTGGGCCCCAAACACTCGTTGCCGGCGTCCATATTCGCGTATGCACTCGTGGAGTTCTGGGACAAGACGACCGAAGCTAGGGACACCTTGGAGGTCAGGGAGATCATGGCGTCGGAAGGCAGCCCTGCGTTGGTGTTCAAGCTCGACGAGGACTCAGTCTTGTCGTATCTGGATCAGCTTGAGCATATCAGCGCTGGAGCCCTGCAGTTTCTGGATACACCGCTAACGCGCAGCGTTGTCAAGACTGGCAAGGCTGTTCTTCATCCAATGCAGTTCTTGGAGGGTCATTATGCAGACAAGTAAGACTCCCATGATCGAGATGATCACTCCTCGCCCACGCTTCTTACGGTCCGTCCATCTTGAGCGGGACTTCCACGGGAAGGATACCGCAGACGGCTATCTTGTGACTCGCGGCACGCTTTCCGCCTTGTCGCTGCTCAATCGGGGAACGTCCGATCCTTCGTATAGAGCGCAGTGCATATCAGGCCCTTACGGCTCGGGGAAGTCCGCGCTGGCGCTATACTTCGCCAAGCTTCTCGAAAAGGAACAGAGCAATGGACTGCGACCCAAGGCACGGAGAAATCTGGGAGCGATTGGGGCACAGCTGTTGCCAGCAGACGGTGAAGGCTATGTCACGGTTCTAGCGACGGGGACGCGCGAGGATCTCTCTGCGTGCCTGGTCAGGAATCTGAGGAGATCGCTAGAGGTTTCAGGCAGAATCGATCTCCTCGATGCCATCTTGAGCAAACACAATGATGTGGTGGACAACCCGAAGCCAAACACCCGGCAGGTGGTGGCGATCTTCGAAGACTTGGCCGGACTCGCCAGGGAGCGAGAGTCTGCTCAAGGCGTGATTGTCATTGTTGATGAGCTCGGTAAGTTACTAGAGCACGCTGCTCTCCACCCAGGGGACAGCGACGTCCAAGTGCTTCAGGAGCTAGCGGAAGCTGCCTCTCGTAGCCACGACGCCCCTCTGTGGTTCATCACGATACTACATCAGCAGTTTTCGCAGTACGCGTCTCGGCTTGGTCGACGCCATCAGAAGGACTGGGCTCGCGTACAACAGCGGTTCTTCGATGTGCCTTGTGTACTTGATGGACTAGATGCGCTGCAGCTTATCGCTGCTGCTATGAATGGCTGCGAAGCAGAGGCCATTCAGTCTAGTGAGCAAGTGCGCAATACCGTTCGCGAATGCGCCGTGCTTGCGCCCAGAGGGTCTGAACAAGACTTCGAGGACCTATGCATGTCCTGCTATCCGCTCCATCCTACTGCTGTGCTCCTGCTGCCATCTCTCTTCAGGCGATTTGGACAGAACGAGCGCTCTCTGTTCTCTTTCCTTTCCGCCGATGAACCGTTCTCTCTGACAGACTGGATGCGCACCCAGGAGTTCAGCGCAGATACTCCCCCGTTTGTGCGTCTGCATCACATCTACGACTATGCGTTTCACACGCTTGTTGGCGGCGCTCCCACTCCACAGGTAGCTAGACTCTGGTCGGAAGCAGAAGATGCTCTTGCACGGCTGGGGGATGCGAGCGATGCCCAAGTCCATACTCTGAAAACCATCAGTCTACTTAATCTTGTGGGCGATGCATCCCGTTTGCCCGCTTCCCGGGATGTATTGCAGCTTTCTCTAGCCTCACCGGCTTTCAGTCCAGAGCAGTTGGGCGAAACACTGCATGCGCTGGACGGAAGGAAGCTCACGAGATACCAGCGATTCCGAAACGCATACAAGCTATTCGAAGGCAGCGATATCGACATCAGCGCGCGCTTGGTAGCGGCCTACCAGACGTTGCCCACTCAGTCCGTAGCCCTGCTGGTGGCGAAGGAGTTATGTCCCGCACCGCCGATGGTCGCCCGCAAACACTCGTTTATCAGGGGGATGCTTAGGCTGTTCTCAGTCGTGCCTAGCTCATTGGATGGCCTATCAGCGTCATTGGCAGTTGACGACGGGGCTGATGGGCATGTCGTTTGCTGCCTCGTGGAGAATGATGAGCAGAGCTCTAGCGTGGTCCAACTGCTAGATGAGCAGCATGATCCTTCATCCGTAGTGCTGGTAGCGAGCGAAACGGACGAACTGGCTGAGGCCGCACGTGACGTGGCGGCACTTGAATGGGTTAGGGACAACACACCTGGCCTTACCGGAGACAGAGTTGCTCGTCAGGAACTTGAGGAACGACGACTCGAAGCAAGTATGGCGTTTCGATCCGAATGGAACCGGATTTTTGCCCCTGGTGCAGGTCAAGCTGCTGTCTACTGGAATGGCGGAAGGCAAGACATAAGCTCAGGCAAAGCACTCACTGAGCTAGTATCCAAGGCCGCCGACGAGGTATTCCCTCATGCTCCTATTGTCCAAAACGAATTGATAAATCGACGCAGTCTTTCCTCGGCGGCCGCTGCTGCTCGTCGCAACCTTATCGAGGCAATGGCTTTGCACAGCGGAGAGGAAGGCCTCGGACTAGAGGGCTATCCGCCTGAGAGAAGTATCTATGAATCGGTCCTCAGACAAAGCGACATACATCGGCAGGACGAGCATGGTAAGTGGTGTCTCGGCAGACCCAACGACAAGGATCCGGGTCTTCAGATCGCGTGGGATCGCATCCTCGAGGTCTCTTGTTCGGATGTCTTGGAGCCCAAGCCTGTAGCAGACATTTTTGCCGATCTCTGTAGCCCACCGTTTGGTGTAGCAGACGGATTCGCGCCTGTTCTATTCTATGCTTGCCTGTGCGCAAACTCGGCAACTATGGCTCTATATGAGGATGGCACCTTTGTTCCAGAAGTAACGCTTCCGGTCTTGGAACGCTTGATGCGCAATCCAGGCAACTACTCCGTAGTGAAGTTCGATATCAGCGGCGAACGTGCATCAGTGGTGGAGAGATGCGCAAATGGGTTTGGTGTCGATAACGGGTTGCTTCCCGTGGTCAGGTCCATCTACGCCGGGATGGGTTCTCTTAGGAAGTATGCGGAGATCACAAGTAACCTGCCTGTCAACGCGGCTGTCGTTAGGGACACTATTCTTAGAGCTAAGAGTCCCGAGAAGCTGCTCTTCGTCGAGCTCCCGACCGCACTCGGATGTCGCCCCTTTGAGACAGATTCCGCAACCGTCGATAGATCGAATATCGACTCTTTCTTTGACCGTCTGAATGAGGCATTCAGCGCTTTGATGAGGTGCTATCGCGGTCTGCTAGAGCACATCCAGTCCGGGCTTCTCCGGATCTTCGACGTCCCGCAACATGATGTGAACTGGCGAGAAACCATCCCAGGGCGTGCAAACGCGTTATCGGACATGGTAACTGACGCGACACTAAGAGCGCTCGTGAATAGAGCCTGCAACACAACTCTTCCTGACGACGAATACATCGAATCGTTGGGCGCTGCCATAGTCGGACAGCCGCCAAGTCGTTGGAGCAGAGCCGATGAGGACAGCTTTGCCAGACTAGTGCTGCAGTTGGCATCGAAGACGCGGTCTGTCGAATCGTTGCTCGACATGAAATCGAGTCTGCAGGATAGCGACGATGGATACGTGCTCACCATTGACACAAAACACAGCGAACCCGCCAGTTGTGTTGTGCGGCTGTCTAGACAGGAGGCGAGGGACGTTGCGCGCGTTGCAGAGGAGATACTCAACAAGTATGCCTCCACCACGGGACCACGCGTATTGCTGGCAGCGGTTGCAGAAGCGGCCCGGCGAGTGATATTATCTGACAGTGAGTCTGCGAACGGGCAGGCTCAGAACGGGGCTGCTCGCGATGACAAGTAAGAACACGCGCCATATATTGTGCATATCAGGTGGCAAGGACAGTGCTGCCTTGGCCCTCTACATGCGTGACAAGGCTCCTGAGATGGAGTACGTGTTCTGCGATACCGAGAAGGAATTGCCGGAGACCTACGACTATCTGGCTCGTCTTGAGGCGGCGCTGGGCAAGCCCATCATCACGCTCAAGGATGGACGGGGTTTTGATCACTGGCTTGATATATTCCGAGGTTATCTGCCTTCGTCCCAGATGCGCTGGTGCACCAGGCACCTGAAACTTGAGCCTTTCGAGCGCTATGTGGGTGAGACATCGGTCATCAGCTATGTAGGCATCAGAGCCGACGAGGACCGAGAAGGTTACATTTCAACGAAGCCAAACATCAAGCCTGTCTTTCCTTTCAAGGAGGACGGGCTCTGCTACCCAGACATCGTGCGGCTGCTTGAGGAATCTGGCATTGGGTTACCGGCCTATCGCACGTGGAGATCTCGTTCCGGCTGCTACTTCTGCTTTTTTCAGCAGAAGATAGAATGGGTCGGGCTTCTTGAGAATCACCCGGACCTGTTTCGACTGGCGAGTGCCTATGAGAAGACTGATGAGACGACAGGTAAGCGATTCACCTGGTGCGACAACGAGAGCCTTGACGAGCTTGCTCGACCCGATAGGATTGCGGCGATCAAGGCTGAGTACACCAGACGCATGGAGAGGGAAACGCCTTCAGATCAGCGCCTAGCTGAGATCTTTGACGATGATGGCAGAGAGAAACCATGCCTGGTCTGCACCTTGTGAGGCATCGTGCTCTTGAGGGAATCACGTGAGCGATCAAGTAACTGAGCGGCTGCATAGGTTCAAATCTGAGATAGTCAGTATTCGGCAAGGAGTGCACCGCGGGCGAACCAAGCCACACAAACCGATACTGCTATTGACTGTAATGGATCTGTTGGCAAGGGGGGATATTGCCGAGAACCGAATCGGTTTCGATGAAGTCCTAATAGCGCGATTTGAGCACCTGTTCTCGGTGGTCAAAGCAGACGGCGATTGGTGTCACCCTTCGGAACCCTACTTCCACCTGCGAACGTCCGGCTTCTGGTTTCACAAGCCGAAACCGGGCAAGGAGAAGGTGTGCGCAGAGATGGATACATCAGGCGGAGGCAGCAAGCGCATACTAGGTGTGATCGAGTATGCCTTCTTCGACCCCGACTCTTTCTCCGTGCTGTGTGACCGTTCGGCACGTTCTGAGGCGACCGACTTCGTTATTGGGACTTTCTTCGGAGCGGAGGAGAGGGCAAAGCTAATGCCCCTTCTATCCGATCTCGACTGTGGGCAACGCCCCTGCTGAGTTAGGCACTGACGACCCATTATGCGCTTGTTGGAGCAACACTCGCTGGATGAGAAGGCGAGCGACGAGATGATCGAGAGAGGCCGTGCCGGTATGCCACTCTGTAACTGGGAGACTACTTCAACCAGGATAGACAATGGAATTCAGCAATCTGCTCTCGCGAGCCGACGACGAGACGCTACAGACGCTACTCGGTAGCGCAGCTCTACGTCTTATAATGCTCTTGGATAGGACCTTGGCAACTCCCACACGATTACGGGAGTTGCTTCTTGGTTTGCGCGGCCCTGAGGATCTGCTGCTTGAGGCCGGTAGCAGGTCTCTGATGTTCGACCTGTTGCGCGATGGAGAGGCGCGGATGCTTGCCGAGGCGCTAGGGCTTGGGAGTGACGGGAATACATACTCGAAACTGAAACAGCTACGGATACCGAGGGGCTCCGCGAAGGAGCGAGTGCTGTTTGGCTTCTTCGAGCTCTACTCTCCGCCTGTTGAAGAACGGACTATCCCTGACAGCATCCAGACTTGCCTTGTCGACTATCCATTGTTCGAGCACCAGCGCCGAGCTGCACGGCAGGTGGCAGAGTATCTCGCCCATGATCCGCGCCGAGTGCTGCTTCACATGCCAACGGGCTCCGGCAAGACCCGCACCTCGATGAACATTATCGCGGATCACCTTCGCGCTCATGAGCCTACTCTAGTCGTTTGGCTTGCTCATACAGAGGAGCTTTGTGAGCAGGCCGCCAGCGAGTTTGTTAGAGCTTGGGGCTCGCTCGGCAGTCGCGAGATCAATCTCTATCGATTCTGGGGTGCACACACACTCGATGTCAACGTCGCCAGTGACGGTCTCGTCGTGGCCGGACTGTCCAAAGTATACAACTCGATCAGAAGAGAGAATGGGATTGACTTCATAGGTGCGTTGGGCGCACGGAGCACATTGGTCGTAATGGACGAGGCTCACCAAGCTATTGCGGAGACCTACAAGCTGATACTGAGTGCCCTGTTTGTGATGGGTGAACGGACGTCTCTGCTGGGCTTAACAGCCACGCCGGGTCGCACCTGGTCCGACATCAATGCCGATCAAGGTTTGGCTGAGTTTTTCGCTTGCCAGAAAGTAACGCTGAGCATTCCGGGCTATGACAATCCAGTGGATTACCTAGTCGCAGAGGGTTATATTGCCCGAGCAACATTTCGACCGCTGCTTGCCAACAGCGGCATTCGCGTATCGGATGCTGATCTGCGCAGGATCGAGGAGGAACTCGAGATTCCCGTTCGCGTGCTGGAGAGACTCGGCGAGAATGATCAGCGGAATCTGCGTATCGTTCAGGAAGTAGAAGACCTTGTCAGGAGGCATAGTCGCATCATTCTCTTCGCATCGTCCGTACAGCACTCAAACACTCTTGCGTGTGCTCTGCGCGCGCGCGGAATACTGGCATACTCACTGACCGGAACTACTCCTTCGGCAGAGAGAGCAAAGATCATTGAAGATTTCAAAGATGATTCGAGCGAAACCAAAGTGCTGTGCAACTACGGCGTGTTAACAACGGGATTTGACGCCCCGAGGACCAGCGCTGCGGTTATAGCAAGACCGACACTTTCACTTGTGCTTTACAGCCAAATGGTGGGCAGGGCGATTCGCGGCACCCGGGCTGGGGGCAACACTAATGCTGAGGTAGTAACTATTGTAGACCAGGAACTGCCGGGATTTGGTGCAGTTGCCCAGGCATTCCGCAATTGGGAGGATGTATGGAAAACGCAGTAA